GTTCTAGCAGCCTGAGGCAGGTCATCCCAATCGAGGCACTCAACGAGAGTGACAGTGATGTCCCTATCGAAGACGAAGGAGTTGGTCTTACGGTTGAAGAGACGCTTGCCACGTTGGATGACATCGACCTCTTCATCAGGCTCCATCGAGTCCACCTTAAGGGTGTTCTGAGGGAGTTGGATTTCGTTGCTGGGGAAAGACCTGGACAGCTTCAGGTTCTCCAAAGTGTTCCAGTGCCAGCCCCTCTCCTGAAGCTCACGGGAGACAGCCTCAAGGGTCTGGAGAGCCATCACAGCGTCCACACTGCCAGAGCTATTGAGGGAGTTGATGGGGCTCTCACCGATGGCCCTCAGCATCGCATTGACAGCCATCAACTGTGTAGTGGGAATGAGGTCCATAGGTCCTTTCCTAGAAAAACGAAAAAAACCGGGGAGAGCACGAAGCCCTCACCCGGTATGTTTAGTGTTTACGCAGACGCCGCAGCGATCTCGATGGCCGCCTCAGGACGCAGCACGCCATGACCGCAGGCGTACTTACCGACCATCAGAGTGGACTGACGGCGAACCGTGTACTCCGACTCCATGCCGAGGTCGAGGAGCTTCACGGTGCCCACAGCGCTCTTGTGGAAGACAACACCAACGGTCTTGGAGTAGTCACCTGCATAGCGGTTAGCAGTGCCAGCCTGAAGGGTGCCGTTAGCGACCACAGTCGAGGGCACGTTGTTGGTCTTAACGATCTCGATACCGGCAACCCGGAGGACCTTACCGTCCGAGTACGCACCAGCGCCACCCCAATCCTTGTTGATCACAGTGGTGCTCTGCGCAAGAGCGTAGTACTGAGCAGGACGGAAGAAGACGCAACGACCATCTTCCGGCACGTTCTTCTCGTCAAGCGTCTGAGCCGCAGTAAACAGCGCCTTAGCGAGTTTATTACCATCAGCCTCGTCACCAACAGCGCCGAGAGTGATGACAGAACCACCCGGAAGACCCGTGACAACGTTGGACGCACGAGCGGCCTGCACCAGGACCTGCTGGATGTGCTGGTCCATGGCCTTAGCGAGGGCCTCACCCATCTCGCGAGAGTAAACCGAACGAAGATCGTAGTGGTTCATCGCTTCGTCGATGTTGGCGATGGACACGTCAGAGATGAGCAGGTCGTCAATCGGGATGACCACCTCAGCCTGATTGGTGCCCTGACCAACGATCTCAGTACCAGGAGTGTGGTAGCGAGCCGAGACGAGACCAGTCCGGGGGAACTGAGCGGACTTACCATTCGAGATGGTACGAACCTGAGTCCGCGGAAGAGCAAGGTTCGTAGCATGGAAGGCCGTGAGGACCTCACCAGCGAAAACCTTGAGAAACAGAGCATCAACAGCGCCCGAGCCGTTAATCTGACCAAGGCGTGTAACGTTATTGTCAGCCATTTGTTGTAGAACTTCTCAGTGAATGTCAGGGAAAGTTGGGTGCTTTCCGTGGAACACTCACAGGCACGCAGGGTTGTCCTCCCTCGTATCGTCCTCAGACGAACTACAGAGGGCCAAGCATTACGTGTGTTTGTTCGTGGATCGCGAGCCACCGCGTAACGACGCAGGTGTGGCTAATCTTTCCGGGGAGACATCAGAGAGAAGGTTTACGGGTACGTGGGGTTCTGACCCGGCCGTACCCGAGGTGAGGAGATAACCCTAACCCTCAAGGGAGATTTAGATCACCTCCCTTCAGGCGAGGAATAAGAGGACCTGTAATCCTCCCACATCGCGATCACTCTACGACCACATTGAGCCTTCTCAAGCTCACTGCGTCTGAGTTCGGTGATGAGGGCCATGACTTGCTTAGTCGTCATCGTCTTAGCTGTGGGTGCTGGGACGAGCCTCTCAAAACACTGCTTCACATCCAAGGGGACCCCTGGAAGATCAACGAACCTTGTCGCCGTTGAAGATTGATTGCAGGCTCCGAGTATCGTCACCATCAAGACACAGCCTATCAGGGTTCTTAAGTGCCGATATCTCTGCATCGGCTCTCTCCTTGAAGGCTTTGAGTTCTTCTTGAGCCTGAGTGGCTCGTTCGTCATCCTTCCGCTTAACCTCAGCGTTGACCCTGAGAGTGGCCTGAAGGATGCCAATCTCGCTCTCCAACTGAATCGTCTTGAGCGAGAGGGAAGCGTTCGTGCTGCGAAGGTGCTGCACGTAGAGGGTACCAAGGAGGGCCGCGATAGCGACACCTCCGAGGGCATAAAGGCGAATTGAGGTGAACATCTATGGTCAGTCCGCAGCCACACCCCAATCAATCACCGTGTCCACGGTAGGGGCTACAGCGGTTCGGATAACGATATTCACAGGGTCGAAAGCGAGGTTATCAACAGACAGCGCGCCTATCCCTGTATTACCCCTAGCGAACAGCTTTGTGATTGATGATGGAGGTCTAACAAGTCCATGAGGGACAATCACTAGCGTCTGACCGGCGGCGATGGTTGCTATCCCTTCGGCCTTGGTCTTCCAATTGACATTCTTGGAACACACGGTCTTATAGTCCGTGACAGCGTTAGATGACGCCCCACTTGGGAACTCGTTATTAATGACCGCCATGTTCCCGATAGGACCACCTGTGTAGTCACTCTGAACGGCGACCAAAGGAATCGCTGAAGGTCCCTGGATAAACGGAGAGAACTTGTTATTCTCGATAACCGATATGTCGTCAGGACTATTCACGAGGATGGTAGGCCCGGCAGCGCCTTGAGCCGTGTCCAGAGTTGGGCCTAAGGTATTCCCTTTAATACGACAATGAGTGACGCGCTTGGTTGTTGTGGCTCTGAGGAGAATGGAGATAACCCCATTACTGATGCCAGTGTTGTTCTCAATGGCAACGTCGTTGCTGCCTTCACCAATATCGACAACCACCCCTGAAGCACTCAAGAACGAGTTCAGGATACGAATGTTAGCGCTATCGGGTCCAAACCGTACCGCTTGATTGGTACAACCATCGACCACAGAACTGTCGATGACGAACGCGAAGACGTTCTTCTCACACCAGACCCCAAACACATTGCCGAAGAAGAGGCATTGAGTGAGTCTGACCGATTGTGGTTGGTCGAGGTTAGGGTCACCTGTGTAGGTCATATAGAGGCCATAGGTATCACCACCCAAGGACTGATGGCCCACCATTGAGCTATTATTCCAGCCTCCAGAGGAGTAGACACCGTATGTGTTGTTTGCGGTCCTGGTATTGGTCCACGTCACAGCCGTAGCTAAGGCCGTGTTGTGGAATCCCTTGCTACAATAGGTGGTGTACACCCTCTCGATGTGACACACCGGGCCATCCACACGGACCCCTTCTGTAGCCACTAGGTTGCCGTTTACAGACATCCGCTCAAGCGTGCATCCGGCCCCCATTCTGATGACATAGGAACACACGCTCGTTGGACGAAGCGAAGTGGTGCCTTCACCAACGACCCGCTTTTCATCCGGTGTATTCAGGAGCTTGACGTTGGTCGTCCCGCTGTGGAGCCGGATGACCTTTGCGTCGGAGTCAAATGCTTTCTGGTGGGCATCGCTATCGTCCGTAACGATGTCGTAGCGTGCTCCGAACCAGCCCGGACGGGCCTCATCGGTGGTGTTTAACTCGAACCAGCGGCCTGTTGCATCCTGACGTGGGTTGTTCTTAGAGGTAGCCGCCTGAGACGCTGTGATCTCCCGCATGGGGGCCAACATCCCGAGGTCACCGAAGGAGTTGTATCCAGCGAGAAGGAAGGCTGTCCTCCAGGCGTCAACCGTGTAGCCACTAAGGCCCGCCATGGTGACCGGGAGAATGGCACCTTCAGACCCCGGAGGGCCTTGGTTGCCCTTGTCGCCTTTATCCCCTTTGTCACCTTTCTGACCTACAATGCCATCGCTGAGTTCATCCTCAACGACATCAAGTCGCTGATCTAGTTTCTCTAGCTCCGGTAGGGGGGTCGGGTGGCTAATCTCAACCGAGTCGCCTTGGTTACACGCCGAGGCTAGGGTGACATTACCAGCAGCGAAGGTGTATAAGACAGACGACCCGTTGACCTTGACAGCAGTGGGGGTGACACCGGAAGGGGTAGGAAAAACCTTATCCCCCTTCGCAGCCCTAATATTGATGATTGCCATCTATCCCTTCTTACCAATAGGAGTATTAGTCACCTGACGAAGAATGATGGTCAGGACGTTCACCCCAATGGTCCACATAAGGGCCTGTGTGGGGGTCAACACTGATGTAAGGTTGACAGTATCGAGGTAACCAAGGACGAGTAGAAGAGTAGAGGCAACGGCGGAAAGCCCGTTGAGTAGGACCGTTCGCCAGCCCTTGAGCTTTCCGAACATTGTCTATCCTTTTTAGAAGATGGAGCTACGATTGAGCTTCTGAATAACGTCGTTCCGGTAGGCAGGGTCAGAGGCATAGCGAGGATCGCTCATAGCCACCTGAAGTTCAGCCGAGGAACGGAACACATCACCAGCCCCGTTAGAGGCACTCGCCTGGACAAACTTGGGGTCATGCCCATAAGCAGCCTCAAACTTGCTCTTAAGGCCCTGGACAGCGAACTTGATCGCATCAGGGTTGCGAGAGTCCATGACCTCATCATAGGCTTCTCGCTCCTTGGCACTCAGACCATTCTTGGCCCAAGTGACCATCT